CTCTAGTGACTCTAGTAATGACTCTGGTTGCCTATATCCGTATCTTTACAATAAGAACATACTTCTCCAAAAAATAATTCATTTTATTCTCATAAAACTATTGACATTCATTATGATATAGAGTATAATTGTTGTATATTAAATAAATGGAGAAAGTATGAGTTGTCACTATAATGAAATCGCGTTAGAGCAATTAAAAGATGAAGGTGAAGCAATGGGTCTCGAAGGAGAACAGTTGGAACACTATGTTGAAGAGCAATTTGAACAGAGGGCTGGTTAATGAATAAAACATTATTTGCGAATTGGGTAGCATTGGGTGAAGAAACATACGGAGATGTTTTTGAACAGTGTCAATTTATTAAAGATGGTAAAAAATACATTTGTATGATTAAGGACTTTGGAAAAGATCATATTGATGTTAAGCCGATGTCTATTGATTACGAATCAGCAATCTTTATGAAAGATGTTCCTATGATTAAACTTACGAAAGATATGTTCGATAAAGTAGGTTTAGAATTATGGGATGATGCAAGAGGTTGTGATAATTCAGCAATTGGTGTTTCCGGTTGTTATGAACCTTGGTCTAACTTCGCGTATTAAAAAAGGGCGTTACCACCCTTTCCTTATTCTTGTATCAAAATAATACTGTTTGCATTCGCGGACAGTTTCTGATACTCCTTCCTTTACTTCTATTTTGCATTTCTTATTCAATTCAATCGTGTTATTCGTAGCACTGATAGTTCCTACGGCAAGAATAACCCAAAATACAATAGTCATGATTTACAGTCTCCAAGAGATAAAAAAAGGCAACCCCCGAAGAGGTTGCCCAAAGTGGTTTAGTTAACCTAAACTCTTTTTATTAACGAGACTTAGAATAAGTTAGAGATTGTAACTTTTCTGTAGTACTTGTTAGTATCAGCAGTAATAGCGCCGAGTCCTTGAGTTGCACCTTGTGCAAAAGGATTCGCAACCATACCATAACGGGTTTTGAAACCAATTTTTGGTTGGAAGCTATTCTCACCAACCGCACGAACCATTTGTAACGGTACGTATGGGCAGTAGAATAAACCTGCATCAAATGCAGATGAACCTTTGTAACCAACTACTAAGTAGTTAGCACCTGCGAAAGGATCAACGTATACTCTGAAACGTCCGTTAAGAACACCAGCAAAAGTATTGCCTGTGTCATCAACTTCAAGAGTATTGCTGTTTAAAGCAGGAGTGTAATCCAACACACCAGCCATTTGTAAAGCAGAGGCTACATCAGAAGAACAGATAACAACGTTACCTTTTCCACGACGAGTTCCTTTAGCAATTGCGTTAGCTTCTTGCTCGATTTGGAACATTAAACCTTTGAACTTCTCAACAGACCATCTACCGTTGGCATCGACGTCAAGGTCGAAAGTACCAGGAGTAGCAGCGCCTGCAGCACCGACAACAGCTGTGTCATAAATTGTTCTAACAACTTCACGGTTGATCTCAGTTAAGATTTCAGTTTGAAGAATGTTAGCCAATTCAGTTTCAGCGTCAAGTCCGTGAACAGCTTTAAGATCCTGAGCAAGCTCAGTAGTGTATTCAGCTTTTAGAGCACGAGTCTTAGCAGCAACAGTTACTTTCTCGATTGAGAAGGCCATTTCTGCATAGTTAGTGCCACCACCGTCGCCTAGGGCTTCAGCAGCTGCAGTACCCATACCAGTACCAGTAGTGACAGCGCCACCAGGTAAAGTATTTGCGTGAGTACCAGTACCAGCGAAGTCTGTATCAGCTTCGTCGAATAATGCATCGCCAACAGCACCTTGTGAACCGTACTTTGCACGCATTGCGAAGATAAGTCCTGTAGGACCAGTCATAGGCTGAACGCCACAGATATCATAAGCAATCATGTTAGGTACAGCACGTCTTACCAATGAGATAAGAATTGGATCGTAACCAGCACCAGGACCGCCTGCAGCAGATGCGCCTGTAAATCCACCGGTTGAACCGACGTCATTAGTAGGTGCTTCTGAAAGCAAAGAAGTCATGTTTGCTGATAAGTCACCAGTTTCGGCTAAAGCACGTTCTGTATTTTCCAGGATAGTAGCTGTAACTGCTTTCCTGTGATTATCAGTAATTGGTGAAAAAGATTCGTGCGCTAAGATAGGCTCCCACTTTTCCACTAGTCTTGTATAGTTATCCATTTTTGGATCTCCTTTATTTAAAATTAAAATTTAATTTAAAAACCAAATTAATTATTCTAATTACTTCTTAGTGTTGAAAGCTTCAACTAGAGCATTAATAGAGGTGTAATCAGAAGTTGGTTTAGATACTTCCTGTTCCTCTAGAATAATTTCATCACTCTCTTCCTGAACATTACCAGTTGCTTCCACAATAGGCTTGTCACTGAAGAATGATTCCTTAATTACTGAAAGATTCTCTGCGTATGCATCGAGATCTTCCACATCAAGTTTCTCAGACAATACTTTCAAACGTTCTACCTGATTAACAGATAGTCCTTCTGAAATTTCGTCAAATTTTTGTCCTGATTTGAAAGTGGCAATTTCTTTTTGTAATTCGATATTCTCGTTTACTAAGTCATTGGCTTTCCCTTCCAACTCAGATACTGTTGTTTCTAAGTTTTCCACAACATCAACAGTTTCTTCTGAAACGCTAACGTTATGTTCAACGAATAAGTTCTTAAGACCTGACATTAATGATTCCGCCATCTCAACCTTAATTCCGGATTCGATTGCGATTTCATTCTCAGACATCCATTCAGCAACAACGTAATCTAAATACTTATCAACGTTTTCAGTAACAGTATCTAATTTCTCAGTAACTGCTTCTTCAAGTGATTCGTCTAAAGACTTAGTTAATTCTTCACGAATTGTCTCAGTTCTTTTGTTTACTTCTTCGTTTAATGCGGCTTCAAATACAAGACTGATCTTGCCTTTGAATTCTTCTGATAGATTTTCGCCTTCAATGATTGACTCAATTGAAGATTCTACTACTACTTCTTCTACAGTTTCAACTTCAGCGTCAACTTCAGTTTCTTCAGCAGTAGGAACAGGCTTACCAGCATCAGCTTGGCCAGGAATTACTTTCTTGGCATCAACTGCGCCTTTTGGCTCGTCGGTAGTGGTCTTCTTCAGTTTGTCCTTTTTACCTTCTCCACCTTCAGGTGTTACAGCAGCAGGTACTTCTGAGATACCATCGTCGGAAACGAATTTTTCTTCTACGTTTTCCATTTATTTTCTCCTTTAAATTTGTTTATCTTACAAATATCTTTTATAATAAACTTTACTTTATTTATTTATAAAAATTTAGTTTCTCAAAGATTGGACGAATGTTTGAAACATTCTTGTTGCCGTCTCTTCATCAATAGTTCTTACTACACGATTAATCTTTTTCTCGACCTCTTCTTGGATATCGACGATAGCTTGTTGAGCTCTCCAATTTCCAGAAGCAATATCGTAGTAATACTCTACGTTCTCCATGATTCCATTTACGAACGCATTTGGTGCTGAAGGGTCAGTAACAATATCAACAGTAGAAAGATGAAAATCCTTTTGGACTTCCATAACTCCATCTCTACCTGCCTTGACCGAACCAAGACCGCGAGTCGAAACCCCGATCTTTACTCCTTCGTCTAATAGGCTCTTGACGATTTCCCCCATAGGTGTTGATAAGATTTTAGCCTTACCATAAAAATCGTTGCCGTCTCGTCTCATCTCAGTAATTAGATGTGAAACGCGATCCCCGTTGATCTGTGGACCATCAGGGTGACCTAGTTCTCCAAGTGCACGCTTTGTTTCAATAAATTCTTTTTGATAACGACCCATTTCGGTCTCAAGCGTTTTACTTGGATAAATTCTTCCGTTGCGATTTTTGATATCGCCTTGCATAAAGATACCTTCGATAAAGTAATTCTTTTTGCCATCATCTTTGGCTTCAGTAATTACCTCTACGGAATCTTCTCTATATTCTGTAATTAAATTCATGATAGGTTCTCCTTAGCAAATTCTAGTATTTCGTTAAAACCTGCTTCATCAGCAACCATAACACCGTACATATCTTTTGAATTTGTTTCTGTTAATTCTTCAAACATTTTATTTAATAGGTTAGCTTCATCTTCGGAAATATCAATTGATGTTTTATTATCAAGTTCAAATGTTCCTGCTTCAATTGATTCTCCGTACCCAGCGCGAGCAAGAATCTTTGCTGCTCCAAGTGGTCGACCATTGACTAATGAATCACCTTTAGCATAAGCATATAATGATTTAACATTTGAGAATACTTCTGCTAACTTGTTCTGCCACCATTCTTCAGGATCTTGTCCTTCTCCAAGGTATTCTTCAATTTCTTGTGAAGCGTAACAAATAAAGTTTAACTGTTTCATCATCATTGGAACTTCTTGTTGGGGACTCTCAAGCAATTCTTCCTCTGTGGAAACTTTGTCTAACATTTCTTTGAACGTTAATGAAATTGTTTTACCGTTTGAATCTTTAATAGAAACAGACGTTGGTGCAACCTTTGGCTTTTTAATTGGTTTTGCTTCAGGTTCTAAAGAATCTTTGTTATCGCCTGCATCAACCTTATCTTCTTTAGTTTCTGCTTTCTTAACTGGTTTCTTTTCTGCCTTTAAGGTATCGCCTGAACAACCACCTTCTTTAATATGGTAACCATTACCGTCACAATGATCGCAACCTTTGCCTTCACACTTTGGACAAGTTACTTTTTCTTCCATTGATTCGTCGTCTTTCTTATCGTCTTTCTTTTTCTTATTGACTCCAAGAATTTCTGTAATAGACTTTTTAACAATATTGCTATCTTCGGCAACAGGTTTTCCTTGTCCTGTACCACGTTGAGGTAAAGTTTGGTCTACTTTGGATTTGTATGCTTTATCGTAATCAGCTTCAGCGTTGTCGACATCAGCTGGGCGCTTGCCGTCAGTGATCCCAGGAATCTCCCCGGTGAAAACGTGATCAGGCGCAACAGGATGAGGGATTACCTCAATAGTATGTTGATCCTTAAATCGTTTTTCCTCAGGTGCCTTGGGTTGGGCAACTTCTGAAACAAGATCTTTATAATTTTTCATGTTTAGTCCCTAATTTAATTTACTCTATTCTTTATTTATATCTTAAAAGGCATCGTCTTCTGGATGACCACCTTGCGCCGTTTCGTCAGCAATCTGATCTTCCATTTCCTGCTGTTGTTCTTCAGTCATTTGAAGTACGTTAGCAGTAATCCACTGGTGAGAGAAATACTTACCTGTATAATCAGATATATCTCTAAGAGTATTTAATCGCTCTCTCAAAATCTCAGCTTCTTTCAATTCCTCAAAATAATTATCCTTAACAAAGTCGTAACGAATATCATTCCTAATTTCGTTAAACTCTTCAGGTGTTAAAATACCTTTGAGTACCAACTGCTTCTCTAATACCGTATTAAATATCCAAGAGAAGCGAGTACGAATCCTTCTAATAAACTTACCAAACTTTAATTCATCTCGAGTAATCTCGGATGTTCTACCAAAGCTTGCCATGGCTTCTGGTTCTAAACGTGATAATGGAACCTTTAACGATTTGAACAACTTACGTTGAAAGTATTCCATATTTTCGTTTGTACTCAGTCCTGGTGCGTTACCGCCGGCTAATGTATCAACTTCAGTTGATCTTTCACCACCACGACGA